GATCCTAAATACCTGGAAGAGAAAAGCAAACAACTGAAGAAATATACTGATAGTCTAAAGAAACGTGTTGCTCAATATGATAAAGACAATCATTTGATTGCTATTTATGATGGCGTCAGAATTGCAGAACGAGCAACAGGTATTTCAAGCCAGTCAATTTCTAAAGTTGCTAAACACCAGAAATATAGAAAAACAGCTGGTGGTTATCGTTGGGAGTTCGTTTAAAAAGGTGTAGAGACTATCGAAAGAGCATAAGCCGCCATTTTAGGCGGCTTTTAGTATGCAATCAAGTAGAGTAAACCAGAAGATGAGTTACTGGTTGAAGCGCAATGCGAGGGGGAATACCCCTTAGAAGATATAGTCCGAACCTAGTAGCAATACTAGAAAATCGTAAAGATAAATTGTCGTCACATTTTATTCCCGTATGTTCCCGGCTTGAGCACTAATCATCAGCCACAGTACGATCCCAAAGAGGCGATCAAGAATGGCAAGCTGGTACAAGGGCAGCGTGCACGAGAACGGGCTATCCGAGATGCCAAAAAGCGGTTGAAGGCAGCTGAAGAACTTGGTGATGCTGAAATGGTCAGTCGTACCAAAACACTGATCAGAGCGCGCCAAGCAAAGCTACGGGAATATATTAAAGAAACCAACGCCGGTCATAAGGTACCGATTCTAACGCGGGACTATGATCGAGAAAAATTGAAGTGAATTATTTAATTTACGACCTGGACACGTCGTTAAACTGTCCTTTTTGTATGCAATCAATTCTCGCGGCTCGTAACCGCGTCAACAACTAACGATAAGGAGAGATCGCAATGAAGCGTGAATTTTTAAAGGATCTTGGTTTGTCTGATGATCAGATCAACTCAATCATGTCTGCACACGGAAAGGACGTTAACGGCTTAAACGAACAGATCAACTCTTTGACGGCCGAAAAGAATGGTCTGCAGAGTCAACTGAACGACCGTGACGAACAGCTGAAAGGCTTAAAGTCGCAAGTGAAAGACAGCGATGAGCTGACGGCTAAGATTAATGAGCTGGAAAAGGCCAATAAGGCTGCCAAAGAAAAGTATGCTGCTGACCTATCAGCTCAACAAAAGTCATTTTTGATCGACAAAGCGCTGACTTCAGCTGGGGCTCACAACAACAAGGCAGTCAGTGCTTTGCTTAACCTCGATGACGTCACAGTTAAAGATGGGGCGTTGGACGGGTTAGACAAGCAGTTGGAAGCTCTAAAGGAATCTGATGGCTATCTGTTCAAACAGTCTGAAGAACCTAAGCCACAGCCAAAGAGTGGTGTACAAATCACTGGCGGTCAGCCTAAACCAACTAATGCTGGTGCCAAAATCGACTTTGCTCACGCCAGTTATCAGGAAATCAAGGCCTTTAAAGAAGAACATCCCCAAGAATATGCTGATTTAACTAATGAAGGAGGAACTAACTAATGGCTAATTTAACTACTATGCTTGCTCAAATGATTGACCCCGAAGTAATGGGGCAAATGCTGCAAGCTCAACTGCCACAAGCAGTACGTTTTACTTCGATTGCACCAATTGATACCACGTTGCAAGGCCAAGCAGGTGACACGATTACCTTGCCACGCTACAAGTACATTGGTGATGCCCAAGACGTTGCCGAAGGTGGGGCAATCCAATACAACCAACTGACTACCACAACGCAAAAGGTAACGCTGAAGAAAGCCGGTATTGGGGTTGAGCTGACTGACGAAGCTGTTTTGTCCGGTTATGGCGATCCAGCTGGTGAGGCAACCCGCCAAATTGGTCTGTCGATTGGATCTAAGGTTGACAACGACATCCTGGCTGAAGCTAAGAAAGCGCCACTAGTTGTTAACCATGCTATTGATCTGGATCTGCCAGACCAAATCTCTGCGCAACTGATTGACAACACGTCAGACTTCAACTACGAAAGCGACGACACTCAAACCGGTGTACTGTTCTTGAATCCTAAGGACGCAAATGCACTGCGTAAGCTGGCTACTGACAACTGGACGCGAGCAACTGATCTAGGCGACAACATTCTGGTCAATGGTTCTTTTGGTGAACTGTTCGGCTGGCAGATCGTGCGTACGCGTAAACTGGCACAAGGTTACGGCTTGGCTGTTCTGCCGGGTGCCATGAAGACGTATCTGAAGCGTGGCGTCAACTTGGAAACCGATCGTGATATCGACCACAAGTTGACTAAGGTCAACGCTGACGAAATCTATGCCGTTGCCATTGTCAATGATGCCAAGATTGTTCAAATCAAGCCGGCATCATCCAGCACGCCAGGCAAATAAGGGGATGATTTGAGATGGCTTATCTGAGCTTTGCTGACTACAAAGGAGCGGTAAGTGACGAGGCTGAGTTTGCTAGATTGGAAGCTCAGGCGGAGACGGTAATTAACAACGCAACCCGTGATTTCTATCGTTATAACGATCTATCTGCTGACCCAGATGAGTTCCGTGTTGCTGACTTCAAACAGGCTGTCAAAGAGCAGGTTGATTACTATGCTTTTGCGCAAGCTGCTAAGTCTTATGAGATTCAGCAAGGTGAGTACAAAGCCGTCTCAATCGGTCGCCTATCTTTGACGCCAGCGGATGCCAGTGCGGGGCTAATGCCCAATGGTTTATGTAAAGAAGCCTATGAGCTGTTGGCTAAGCACGGTTTGCTTTTTAGGGGAGCGTGGTAATGATGATGCTGCCAAAAATTCCGTTGCATCTCTGTAATCAGTCTATCGTGCTGCATATGGCAACTGATGATGAAGACGACTACGGCAAGTCTAAAACGACTGATGTCGCGGTTAATCATGTTATCGTTCAGCCACAGACGATTTACAGCGGTTCAAATAACAGTAGGACGATCACAGCAAATGCGATCGTCTTTTTGTTTTCGGGTATTTCATCGCCAATGCCCAGATTGACACCAGGCTGTATTGGCTGGCACGTAACCTTTGAAAGCCGTGACTACACGATCACTAACTTTGTAGACAACCGTGATCCATATGGCAACGGTGTTTACTCGTATGAACTGGAGGTGCTGTGATGGGCGTTCGTATCAAAGTTGAAGGCAACCTGCCGGGAAATATTCTAAGCAAGCGTGCCATCGAAAAAGGCCAGTACGTGCTTGCTAACCAGGCAATGGCTGACATGGATCAGTTTGTGCCATATTCGGTTAAGAATCACGTTCACCTGGCTAATACCGCTGCTATCTCCGATGATGGTAAGCACATCACCTACACGACGCCTTATGCCAGAGCTCAGTTCTACGGCATGATAACGGACTGCAATGGCCGTCAGCATCCGATTGTCAATTACACGCGGTCGGAGCATCCCCAAGCTACCAAACGCTGGGATCTGAAAGCCAAGTCGCTCTACATGGATTCGTGGGAGCGCATCGTTGCTCACACTCTGCTAGGAGGAGATGCTCATGGATCTTAAAGAACGCATCAAAGACCCGGTTAAGTGTCTGTTAGGCTACCTGGACGGCAAGCATGACCCCGAGTTGCGGCTGCAGATGCTACCAGGCTCAACCGTGATAGACATGGACTACGACGGCAACAAGACCGAACAGTATCTCATGGAGTGCGTCATGCGTGGCGAGGATGAGGGCATGATCAACACGACTTTGTGGGCAATTGCCGACAAGCTAGGTGATACCGATTTTAGTGTTGCCAGTGCCGATGACAGCTTTGTCTATAACGGGCTAACAATAGCATCAATGCCGCACCCAATCATGGCAGATACGACTGGCGCTGTTACTTATGCAATGGATTTTAAAGTTACAGTAGATACTTTTAGTAAGTAAGAAAGGATGATTGATTATGGGAGATACTGCACCTGCATCTATCGGTGGCTACAAGCTTAACCACACTAACAAATTGGAGATCTGTACCAATGACATTAAAGATGTATCCAAAGTCAGCGATCCATCAACTACTTGGGCACAGTTAGCAAAGGGGATCAACAACATTACCTTTGCTGAAAATGATACGACGGCCAACGACGAATACTACGATGGCGAAGGATTTGGCCAGTCTGATGTTACTTCTAAGCGAATTCAACTAACGATCGCCGGGCACCGTGCATATGGCGACCCAGCACAAGACTATGTTGCTGGCAAACAGTACGCACTGGGGGACGACCTGAAGACTCTGCTGCGTTTTACGTACTCTGATGGTACTCAACTCTATGGTGTCGTAACTCTGACTAACATCGTTGCAACTGGTGGCCAACCTGGTGCCAAGCAGACGTTTAGCTTTGTAGCGGTCTTCAACGGCAAGCCACAGAAGGGCACGTCTACGACTACTGCTACTGGTCAAACCAGCCATTAGTTAAGCAAACAGAGACGAGCAACGTGAGACGTTAGGAGGATAATATGACAGCAATTAATTTTGATCTGGATAAGAAGATCCCTAAAGCTGAAGTTAAGACTATTAAACTTGGTGGCAAAGAGCGCGGATTAACGTTTAATGATGAGACGCGAAAGCTGCTCGATGACATGACTATCAAGTTGTTTAGTACGGCACATGCTTTTGATGATAAAAGTGATGAATTCATTAATGACTATACAGTTGGGGAACGTCAAAACTCACTACATCAAGCAATTTGCGCTCAGCGTGATAGCTTGATAGAAGGTCTGGATAAGCTATTTGGCAAAGGTGAGGGCAAGCGCCTATATGATTACTATGGCAATAGCTTTACCAAACTATCGGCGGTTGTGCGAGAGTTGGTTAAGCTCCAAGACCAAGAAGATGGTATTGCTAAATCTAATGCAGATCGTAAGCACCAAGTAAAGCGAGCACGTTATACGAAAAAGCGAGGCTAATCAATCATGCTGTCGTTATATGAACCGTTGCGAAATGAGTACGCATATAACGGTGAAACATATTCTATTGATTTAGCTTTTGACAATGTGCTGAGATTTTATCGGCTACTTGAAGACAGAGACTTCACCAATGAAGAAGTTGTCGAGACTGCCTTTGAAATGTTTTTTGGTTCTTATCCCAAAGATGCTGATTTTGCTTTGGCAGCATTCAAAGACATAAGCAACTACATCTCGCGAGAGCCGTACGGCAACGATGAGGATGCGGCGCCTGGCAACCCAATTAAGTATTATTCATTTACACAAGACGCTAGTGCGATCTATGCAAGCTTTTATGAGCAATACGGCATAGATTTGGTAGATCAAGAAGGTAAATTGCATTGGGACAAGTTTAAGGCCCTCTTTGCCGGGCTTGGCTCCAAGACATACTTTCAACGCATTGTGCAGATTCGCATGAAAGACACATCTAAGCTTGAAGGGCAGGAACTAACTGACGTCTTGCAAGCACAGAGCTACTATGAGCTAGACGAAAACAAGACTGAGGCATCTCGACAAGCGCAGATGGATAGCGTCTTTGCAATGCTAAAAGCTAATGCGGACTAGAAGGGAGGGATTAAATGGCTGACGGCAAAATTGATATTGATGTGATTGTTAATGATCAAGCGTCAGAAAGCGCAAAAAAGATTGATAATCTGCTTAAGAATGTTGGGGCAGACGCTGGTGATAAAGCTGAAGAAAACATTAAAGAAAATGTTGAAAAATCAGAGAATCAAGTCACTAAGTTGATTCAACGCTACCAGGACATCCCTAAAGAGGTCCGTACTAAGTTAGCTGCTGATGCAAAAGAACAAGGGATTGACAACTTTGACAAATTGCTGAAGAAAATCCCTAAAGAACAGTTAACAGAACTTAATGCCAAGGCTGAAAAAGGCGAGGTCATTAACTATCAAGAGCTTTTGCGAAAGCTACCGGCAAAGGTCGTCACTGATGTAAGGCTTAATGATCAGGCTACGCTTCCGATGAAGGCACTAAAACAGCAAGCTGAGGAAACAAACAGATCATTTTTGCATCTAAAAGATACAGCAGTTGGCGTATTTGCTGGGAATATGATTACTACAGGATTAACCGCCATTAAAAACGGTTTGGTTGAATCAGCTAAGGCTGGTATGGAATATAACATCCAGCAAGACCGAATGAAGACTGTTTGGACAGCGTTGACGACTGAGGCTCCACAAGATGGTAAGGTGTTGGTTAGCTACATTAATGAAGTGGCTCAACACTCGATCTATGCATCTGAAACAATCGATAAAATGGCTCAGTCATTCTATCACGTTCATTCAAGTGTCAAGGAGACTAAAGATTGGACAAATGCATTCGTGCGTCTAGGATCTACGCTGCATATGTCCAACGACCAACTTGCAGAAGCAGGTGAGCAGTTTGCCAAAATTGTTGCCGGTGGTAAAGCCAGTGCGGAAGATATGTCGGTTATGATCAACCGATTCCCAATGTTCGGTGAAGCACTGGAAAAAGCTACCGGCAAGTCGATGAAACAACTTTACGCTATGTCTGCAGCCGGCAAGCTTACTGCTACTCAGTTTACTGAAGCTTTGGATTATCTTAGCAATAAGTACAAAGGGTCAACGGAAGAAGCGATGACGTCGTTTACCGGGATGTCAATGTACATTAAGTCTCGGTGGCAAGTGCTTTGGGGTGACGTTATGAACACGTCATTCCAAGCCAACAAAAAGATGTCAGAAGACTTGCGAGATTTACTGTCTGATAAGATGATTGCTCGCTATTCCGAATTGCTAGGCCAAGCGATGAATGCATTATTGTCTGGTGTCATGAGTTTACTGGATTATATTGGGACTCATCGTAAGACGCTAGTTGACTTGATTGGTAATCTGGGCCAGTTGCTAGGGATTGTTGGGCAAACTGTTTGGCAGACCTTCATCGATACCATTAAGACAATTGGCATTGCGTTAGGCTTGGTCAAAGATAATGGGGACGCAGCGGTTGATCCATTACAGGTATTGGACGATGTAACCAAAGAACTGGTCAAACATAAGACTGACGTTGAGAATTTCACCAAAGCTTTGATTGCAATGTTTGCTGTCAAAAAGATCATGGACTTTGTAATGTGGATTGCCAAAGCTCGCGATGCGCTGATGTCGTTTAAGATTGTTGAATCAGCGACAAGCATGGTTGGCGCTGGTGGTAGCACTGCTACGGCTGCAGAAACTGGGATGTTAACTGCTGAAAGTGCAGCAGCCAACACTGGTAGTATCATGGCAGGCGGAAGGTTCTTGGCCACAGGAGCATCGAAATTCTTAACGCGTGGCATGCCCGTAGTTGGTGCAGTTGCTGGGGTTGGGTCAGAACTATTGTCTACTGATTCAACTAGTCAAAAAGTAGGTGGCTCACTTGGCTCGGTTGCCGGTGTCGGTGCTGCTATCGGATCAGCAATTGCACCAGGAATTGGGACTGCGGTTGGCAGTATGCTCGGTGGTGAGTTAGGTCAGAATGTAGGCCGTCGATTAGGTGAAGCTATTAATAATGGTGCTTACAGTCATTTAAAGGCGCATCCAATCGAAGTTCACACTAAGCTCAAAGTTGATAAGGAAACGAATGATTTTGCTAAGATCACAACGCCTACTGCTAATAAGATTACTCAGACGGTACTGCGAATGGACGTTGACTCGCAAAGCATCGCTAAAGCTAAAGCCAAGACCGATGCCTACTATAACGAGCTTAACCAGAAAGTAGACAACTACTACAAGAACAAAGAAGCCAAAGCACAGGCAGATTTGCAGAAGCTGGTTAAGAATGGCGCCATGTCACAGGCAGACGCTGATAAACGGATTGCTAATTTGCAGAAGTCTGATCAGAAGGCTGCCAGTGCACGCAAAGCGTCATACGCTCAGATGCAAAAAGACACCAACGCCTACTATGATCAAGTGCAGAAGATTGAAAGCAACGGTACTAACAAGCTCTACAAATTAGCTCAAAAGTATGGCGCTAACTCCAAGCAGGTTGAAAAAGAACGCGAAAAAGAACTGCGCAAAGCACGGCAAGACTATATTGCTCAGGAATATAAAGACCAGGTAGCTGCTAACTCTAAGATCTCTAAGTATGTACAGCAAGGCGCTGATACTCAGAAGAAAATCTACGAGAAGCTGATCAAGGATAAGGGCAAGCTTGACACGCAAGATCTTAAGGCTACTCAGAAGTCTGCGGATAAAAAGTATCGTGCAGCAGTTGAACCAGCCAAGAAAACGCGTGATGAAGTCGTCAAGAACGCAAATAGTCAGTATAAGGAAACCGTTAAGGCAGCTGAAAAAGAATACAAAGAGCATCATACGATTTCTAAGAAAAAGTATGAAGAAATTGTCGAGAATGCGAAGAAACAGCGCGACGGGGATGTAGATGCGGCTAACGATGAGTATCGCAAGACGACCAAGAAAGCTCGCGATCAGCATAAAAAAGTAACTGATGAAATCAACAAGCAGAAAGATGAAGTCATCAATGCGGCTAATGCGCAAGCTGCTGGTCACGCAAGCGCAGCAGACAACGAAGAGTCACAGACCAATTCTCATTATGCAGAAGGTTCTAAAAAGACTGCAACGATCTGGAATAAGCTTGGCAAACACATTAACAAGGTCTTGAAGGTTTTTGAAGCTAGTCAGACAGTGCCGATGATTCCGGAGGCTTATGCTACTGGTACAGGCGCTTTACCAACCAATCAATTAGCTCTGGTCGGTGAAGAAGGTTTTGAACTGGCACATACGCCACGCGGTTATGAGTTGCTTGGTGCTGGTGGCCCAGAGCTAAGATTTCTGGACGCGGGTACGTCAATCCTCACTCACGAGCAGTCTAAAGCAGCGATTGCCATGAACGGTGGTAAAATTCCTGGCTACGCTAAAGGTACAGGCGCTAAGATTGAGGATTTCATCGATAACGTTGGTGACAAGCTTGAAGACATTTTTGATTGGGTTGATAAGTCAGCATCAGACATCTGGGATGCCATCAAGAAGAAAACCGGTATTGATAAAATGCTGAATGCGCTTGAGCATCCCTACTTCACCTATGATCGTGGTAATGGCTCAATCAAGCTAGCGTCAACCGCAGTCGGCAATTTCATGAAAAAGCAGGTGCAGAAGCTTGCTGAATCATTCGATGGCTCATCTGGTGGTGGCGCGATGTCGAAAGGCGAGTTTGCAGCAGTTGCCAAAATGGCTGCAGCCGCTCGTGGCGAAAGCCTTTCTACTAGTGATATTGAACGGCTCTACTGGCAAGCAATGGTTGAATCT